GTTAGGGCGCATTCCGCTTTTTTTTTACGACAACTTTTAAACCGTCCTACCCCTTTACCATGGGAGCGCACGCCAAAGGAGACCGCACGCAAGCAGAACTAGCCAAGTTGGCAGGCGTGACCGTGCGCACGATCCGCGAATGGGAGAAGGAGGGAATTGACGTTTACGATCTCCAATCACTGATGGCGCGAGCGTCCAAGGTGAGAGAGCGCGAAGAGGCGACGGAGGACTTGGCAGGTGTCAAATTGCGGAAGCTGAAAGCGGAGGCCGACCTCAAGGAGCATGAACTAGAAGTGGAGCGCGGGCGCTTCGTCTCCCAAGAGTCGCAGCGGGCTGATGGGCAAAAGCTCGGACTTGTCCTGCAAGGAATGCTCCTAAAAATGGCGGGCGACCTGACTCCGATCTTGGCTGGACGACCGGCTGGCGAGGTCAAGAAAGCCATCGACAAATACGCCCGCGAGAAGCTGGTCGAACTCTCCCAATATGCGCCCGACACCCTACCTTGATGGATTCCGGCTAGGTGTTCGCCCGCCGCCTGAAATGCCGCTTCGCGAGTGGGTATCGGAAAACGTCTACCTGCCGAACTCGCCGGAAGGGGCGCGATATTCGCTCGATGCCGTCCCGGCTCACGCTACGATTTTCGACTGGCTAGAGGATTCCGAGGTCCGCGAGATTGCGCTGATTGCCTGCGTTGGATTCGGCAAGACAGCCATCCTTGAATCGTGGTGCGCCCGCATCGTCGCTGTTGAACCTGGGGACACTCTCGTCATTGGCCAGACATCCGACATGGTCAAGGACTGGATGGAATCGCGCATGCGAAAGGTTTGGCAGACCTCGCCGCTGACCCGCGACTACATCCCGACCGGCCCCGAGCGGTCGAACTGGAAGAAAGACTCGGTGATTTTCCGGCACATGAACTTCTTCGCGGGCGCCGCCAACGTCACCGACCTGCAAGAAAAGTCGATGGTCAACACGGCGGGTGACGAGTGCTGGCGATGGGATGACGGCATGATCGGATTCCTTCTTAAGCGCCATCACGGACGATGGAACCGCAAGAATCTGCTGATGTCCCAGGGCGGCACCGAGGGCACCGAGTGGCACAAGCACGCAAAGAACGGCAAGTGGCATGAACTAGATCATGTTTGTCCCTCCTGCTCGACCGGCTCAGTTTTCGACTGGAAGAATTTCCAATACGAGACGATCCGCGACGGGAACGAGGAGCTAGACTGGCCCGCGATCTTCGCGACCGTCCGGCTGAAATGCCCGCATTGCGGCGAGGAGTTTGAGGACACCGAATACAACCGTCGCCAGTGGGCGAAGTGCCGCCCGGTTTGGGACGAGGGGCGATTCATGCCCGAGCGCATGACGCTCCGAGCAACCTTCATGACCGTTTGGCGCTACCGCTGGAGCGACATCGTGAAGGAATGGATTGTCGCCAACGAGGAAAAGAAGAACGGGCAGCTTGAGAAGCTGGAGCAGATCGTTACCCAGCGTTTCGCATCGTTCTGGGCACCGCCGAGCGATACGCCAAGGCTAACGGACACTGGCGATCCGTATTCAAAAAACGAATTTCACGAGGGCACCAAATGGGACTCGGAAGACTTTCGCTTCATGTCGGTGGACAACCAAAAAGGTCACCGATGGGTTTCCATTCGCGCATGGAAAATCGGCGGGCAATCGCGGTTGCTTTGGGAGGGGCGCGTTGAGACATGGGACAACGTGCGGTATCTGCAAGAGCGGTTCGGCGTTGAAAACCGATGCGTGTTCGTGGACTGCGGCTACCAGCAGGAAGAAGTCGCGCTTGAGGCATTGAAAGCGGCGACACCGACCGACCCGAAGCCGTGGAACCTAACCAAAGGCGCGGACGTTGACGGCTACGTCAAACGCTACGGAGAAAAGAGGTATCGCCGGATTTTCGGGGACTACATCAACTGTATTTCGTCAACCGGTCAGCCCTATCAGATCATTCCATTTTCCAACCTACTAGCCAAAGACCGACTCACGGCGCTCATGGGTAGCGGCAGCTTCGGAGTGCCGGTCGATGCGTCCAAGAACTACCACGCGCAGATGCAGAACGAGCAGAAGCGCGAGGTGAAGCCGGGTTTGTGGCGATGGGAACTTGTAAAGCAACACGCCCCGAACCACCTTTGGGATACCGAGGTAATCGGCGTCGTCGCCGCGTGCATCTTCAAGGTGCTTGTGGCGATGGAAGAGGTGAAGTGACCGGGTGACTGTCAAACTTTGACACCTCCCCCTTGTAATGGCCGGGAGCGCATTGCAGGCAGCACAAGACCTTTACGACTACGCACGCGGGGACGCTCTTCGCACTGCGGAGATCGAAACCGCGCTTTCGTCGGCGGTTTCCAGCGGGCTCTTGACCAAGGGCGGCACCGACAACGTGACCAGCGCGAGCAAGAACAACGTGTCGATGCAGAAGACGGTCGGACTGCCGGAACAGCACCGGATTACCGCCATGCGGATGGCTCTTAACGGGCTTTTGGCGAACACGCGACCGAGCAATCGAACTTATCCCCGATACTAAATGGCAATCGTCGATCAATTCGGAAGCCCTTTTTCTAACCCCTACGGCAACCACGTTGCACGGGGCGCGACTCGTTACAACGGGATGCGCCCGTGGGAGCCTGTGCGGTTGCAAGACATCGGCAAGCTTGTCCCCGCGATTGATCGGCAAACGCTCGTTTCTGCGTCCCGCCGCCTTTACCTTAACCAGCCCATCCTTTCTGGCGCGGTCGAACAAAAGTCGATGTATTCCATCGGCAAGGCGTGGATGCCGAAATTTACCGGACAAGACAAGGCTTTCGGTGATGCGGCGACAGCTTGGTTGACGGAGATTTTCTATCCGCTTTGCGACCTTCGCGGGCCGGTTTTCGACTTTAAGACCGAGCTTTACCTGCTGTCCGACGCAATCGACCGCGACGGCGAAGCTTTCGTTGTCCTAACCGAAACCAAGGAGGGATTCCCGCGAATCCAGCACATCCCGTGTCACCGGGTCGGCAACCCCGCAGGAATGCAAGACGGTCCAATTGAAAGCGGGCTTTACCGCAATGCTAGACTCGCGGACGGTATCGCCTACAACCGCGTCGGAACGCCAATAGCCTTTGCTTACCTAGATGAAGATCAGAAATTGATCCAATGGGTTTCCCTTCGTGATGCCATCCACGTTTACGACCCGGCATGGCAAGAGCAAGGGCGCGGATTGCCAGCATTCACGGCATCTTTGAACATGCTTCGGGACGCGATGCAGTCGCACGACCTTGAAACCATGGCGCAAGCAATGCTTTCTGGTCGCGTCTTTATCGAGTGGAACGAAACCGGCGCACCCGATACCGGAGATCCGGCATTCGCGCTGACCGGATCGGCCAGTGGCGGCAATCAAAGCCCAGGCGTGCAAGTTGAGAACATCAACGGGCCGATGAACACTTACTACCGCGCCAACAGCGGGAGCAAGCTAGAGACGTTCCACAATCCACGCCCTGGCGAGGCATGGGAGAATTTCCAAGACCGGATCATCCGTGGCGCATTGGCCGGCGTGAATTGGCCTTACGCGATGGTATGGAAAGCCAGCGGGCAAGGCACCGCTGAACGTCACGAAATCGCCAAGGCTCAACGCGCAATCGAGGATCGGCAAAGCCTTTTGATGCGCCCCGCGCTTGCAATCGTTTCGTGGGCCGTCGCCAAAGCTCAGAAGATGGGCACGCTGCCGCAGTCGCCTGAATGGTATAAGTGGAGCTTCACGATGCCGCGCAAGCTTACCATCGACGACGGGCGGATGTCGAAGGAGCAGATCGAGGGATGGCGGGCTGGATACGTCAACCATGAGGACATCCTAGGAGACTACGGCAAGACCCTTGAGGAGCATTACGACGCCCGCGCCCGTGAAATCTACCTGCGGAAGAAAGCGGCGGAAAAATGGAGCATCGACGGCATCGAGATTGAGGACCGCGAGATGTCTATGCTGACCCCGAACGAGCAAAGCGCCGAACAGATGGAAGCGGCGAAATCACCAACCACTCAAGACAATGGAAATTCTGACGATTGAAAACAAGTCCGGCAAGGTCCGGCTGAATGAGTCGGTCAACCCCGACTCCATGACCCGACTGATTGAAGAAATCAGTCAGGTCTTCGGGGCGCAAGCTGCCGCCAATGGCGCCCGGTTTGGAGAAATCACCAACTGCATCGAAAACGCGGCGGATACTTTGGACATCGAGATTCATTCCCCAGGCGGAAGCGTGCTTGATGGCTACAAGCTTTATCACGCGCTTCTTGAGCTTCGCGGGCGAGGAGTTTTCGTTACTGCAACCATCAACAGCCTAGCCGCAAGCATGGCATCCGTAATTGCAATGGGAGCGGACAAAATCCGCATGGTTAAAGGCGGGCGGATGATGATTCACGAAGCCTCCAACGTCGTGGCTGGCAACGCCGAGGACATGGCGCGAGCCGCAAAGCTACTTGATGAAATCAGCGGCGAGATTGCCGACATCTACGCAGGCAAGACCGGCGGCGACCGCGACGAAATCCGCGACATGATGAAAAAGGAAACTTGGATGGGCGCGGATGAGGCCAAGTCAAAGAACTTCATCGACGAAATCGTGGATGGGAAATTTGACACCGCGAAGAAGGGCAAGAGCATGAATATTCTCGACCGTCTCACTTCTCCCGCCAGCGCCGAAGCATTGGCGGAAATCGACACGTTGAAAGCCGAGGTTTCCAACCGCGAAAGCGAAGTTGCCGAGCTTTCTAACAAGGTCGGCGTTGCTGAAGCCGCTTTGCAAGAAGCCGCCACTGCTGCCGCCGAGCTTCGCGTCTCCAACGAAACCCTTACCGCTCGCGTTACCGAACTTGAGGCAATCGCCGCCCGCGTCCCCGACCTTGAAGCCGCCGCGAAAGTGACCGTCGAAAAGATCGGCAACGAGGCCGCGCAGATCGCCGCTTCCATCGGTCTCACCCAACCCCTCCCGGACGCAAACAACAGCGAAACCAAGTCGATTCTCGCTCAGTTCAACGAACTGGATGGCGACGAGGCAACCCGTTTCTACAAGGCGAACCGCAAGCAAATCATCGAAGCTCAACTCAACTCCTAATCAATCCATCTCATGGCTACCACGTTTGTTGACAAAATCTATACTCAGGAGGTGCTTCGCGCCTTCACCGCTGGCCTCGCGCCACTCTCCGCTTTCACCCGCAGCTTCTCCGCAGAGGCCCGCCGCAAGGGTGACGCTATCATCATCCCTCGCGTTTCCGCTCTCAGCACCACGACCTTCGCCTATGCGAACAACGATGGGTCGCCTTACGAGACCGAAGGCGGCGAGATCGCAGCAATCACCGTCAACCTGGATCAACACCAGATCGTCGGCGTTGACCTGACCGACATCCAGTATGCCAGCGCCGGTTCCGCCGACATCATGAACTTCGCGCAGAACCAAGGCCGCGCCTTGGCCCGCAAGTGCATGGGCAACCTGTTCAACGCGCTGACTGTTGCGGCTTTTGGATCGCCAGCCGCCACCGCCGTTACCATCGGTGGAACCGGGTTGAAGCAGATCCGAGACGCCCGCAAAACGCTTGTCGGTCGCCAAGTTCCAATGGAGCCAGTTTCGCTTATCGCCAACGCCGACCTTTACCATGCGCTACTGGGCGACACCAACATCACCCAAGCGTTCCAATACGGTGGGTCCGAAGCAGTTCGCGAAGGCCGGATTCCCCGACTCCTCGGCATGGACGTTTACGAGACCAACCTGACCAGCATCGGAGCTTCGCTTTCGATTGTCGGGTTCCTCGCTCACCCCGATGCGGTTGCTTGCGCTGTTCGCAATCTCCAGCCCCAGGACGGAGGCGACAGCTACCTTGCAGTCGAAACCGTTTCCGATCCCGAAACCGGACTCGGATTCACCTATCGCCGCCACTTCAACCCCGGCAAGGGTCGCCACTACGCTTCCATCGAGTGCCTCTTTGGATTCGCTGCCGCCCTTACCCTTGGCATTGGTCTTATCGCCAAGACGGACTAACCTTCCTGCGGTGTTTCATGGTGCCGCCGCTCTGGGAAACCGGGGCGGCGGTTTTTCGTGTTGCGTTTTGGCCCTAGTCGGGGTTGGATGCCGCCAACCAGATGAGAAAAATGAAACTGTCCTTGTCGGTGATTACCGGCAACTGCGAAGCGGATGTGGTGCGGTTTTTGGATGTGTTCCAGCCGTATTTCGATGAGGTGGTAATGGTGCGAGCGACTGGCTGGCAAGTTGAGTCCGATAAGACTTTATCAATCGCCAAGGAACGGGGCTGCGTCACAGGGGAATACTGGAACGACCCCAAAAATAAATGGCCGCACGTTGACGACTTCGCCGCCGCCCGCAACAAATCCGCCGAGCTTTGCACGGGAGACTGGATCATGTGGGCGGATATGGACGACACCGCCGAGGGGCTGGAGCATCTGCGGACCATCCTTGAGAACCTAGACGCCGCCATTGACGTTCTGCGCTGTCCCTACGTCGTCGGAGAGCAGGGCGTGGTGGCGAACTACCGGGAGCGAATTTGGAGGCGCGGGACACCCCACAAATGGGCAAACGCGATCCATGAAAACCTTGTTCGCACGGACGGCAAGGATGCCAAGCAAGCTCAAACCGACAGGGTGCGACTCGTCCACATTCCGAGGTATGACCGCGAATGCTCCAAGGACCGCAACCTGCGAATCCTTGAGTCGATCCCAGAGGAAAAGCGCACGCACTCCCACACGTTCTACCTGATGAACGAATATGCGAGGATTAAGGACGCGAAAGCCGTTGAGCTTGCCAAGTCCTTCCTGGCGCATCCAGAGGGCGGTGGTCCTGAGCGTTACGAAACCTTCATGATGCTCGCCGCAATGGCGGAAGAGTTGCCGGACAAGGCGGCAATCTACGCGCAAGCATTCAACGAAGACCCGAGTCGCGCCGAAGCTCTTTACGAACTCACGGCGCTTTCGATGTCGTTCGACGAACCGGAGCGGGCGCTTGCCTACGCTCGCCACATGATGACTTGCGAATGGCCGGAAAAGCCATCATGGAACCACCGGAAGCTGTTCTACGAGTTCTTCCGCGAAGACCTTTATTTGCAGGCTCTCCGCATCAACGGGCGGGCGATGGAATCCGACACCCGGCGCGGTAACATGCTGGCGACATCGGGCAATACGACGATTTCACTTCTTCACGCCACCCGAGGCAGGGCAATGCAAGCGATTCGCTGCCGGTCGGAATGGTTGCGACTCGCGGACGATCCGAAGCGCGTTGAGCATATTTTCGCGGTCGATGCGGACGACGAGGAAGCAGAGGTTTTTCTGCGATTCCCGTCGATCATCATGGACAACAACGGCGGGCCGGTTGCCGCCTGGAACACGGCAGCGAAGTCCAGCACCGGGCAGATTCTCGTCCAGCTTTCAGACGACTGGAAACCGTTCCGAGGATGGGACACGGCGATTGTCGATGCCATCGGAGACACATCCGCGCCCGCTGTTCTTGCGGTCAGCGACGGACACCGGAAGGACGACTTGCTTTGCATGGCGATCCTCACCCGCGCCCGCTACAAGCACCAAGGGCATCTATTTCATCCCGAGTTCTTCAGCATGTTCTCG